TTAAAGACTTAATTGCTTTCTTCTTTCTGCTACATACTCTTCAATATTAGCTAAATCTTCTTCAGTCGCTAAATTCAATATGAAGCTTTTAGCAGTTGAACGTTTATTGATGTATAATTTTCTAGCTTTATTTTTTTTGTCCCATTTTTTATTAGCTTTAGCTCTTGCTTCTGTAATTTTAGCCATTTAAAATACCACCTTCCAGAGAACCAGTAAAGTTATTATTGTACCTAAAACAATTAAAAACCTTCTTGGATAAAATTCAAATTTTATCTCTTTATTGTTATATTTCTTCTGAATTTTTAGATTTTTCATTTGTAAAATTCCTTTTTGCTTAGTAAAATGAAGATATAGAAAAGGAAGGGAGTTCCGTTCCCTCCCTCTTCAATTATTAGTTCCATTCAATGGAAATTTCGTAAACCAAGAACCAAAGATTGATTTTGAAGTGCATCTTTATTCTTGGTTTTTTCTTATGTCCTTTTTTCTTCATTTCAATTACTCCTTTCTATCCTATATCGTTTCCCTCCTTCAATTATTATAATACACGCTTTAGCGTACATTGTCAACAAAAAATAGAAAAATAATGCAAAAAAAATAGCCACTCCAGGAATTACCCCAGAGTGGCTATTTCGATTGTAGGATTTAAACGTGCTCCAGCCAGTCCTACAAACCAGACCACGCGCACTAAGTTCACATAGAATTTCTTAGCACTTTTCCTCTAAATTATATCATAGTATTTTAAACCCGTCGATTTCGACCGGTTTACTTAAATATGCCCCATGCTTCATTGCCAACACGTCCGACTAGATAACCGTAGCCATTTGCACGCGGTTGTCTTAGCCAAACCCGACCTGATCGGTCTCTTGACCAAGCGTCATACTTCACTTCTACACCTGCTGATAATTGTGCAATGATTGAGCTTTGTGTGGTTGCTCCCCATCTAAGGTTAATTGCTCCGCCAGTAATAAAAGTACCATGTTCTTCATGCCAAGTCATTCCTTGTACATCGGTCCATGTCTTAGGCTGTGTGGAAGTATTAACTGGTTGTGATACTGGTTTGTTTACATTAGCATCAATTTTTAAAGACTTAACTGCAATATTACTGTCCACACTCAGGCCTTTCCAATTGTCAGTAAATTGCCAGATCGCTACTCCGTCCATTGATGGGAAGTAGCCAAAATTCGCGTCATTCGCTATTTTACCATTATATGCTGCTACCCATAAACAATCAGGATACTTGGCTAGAATTCTAGAAGTATTAATTTTATTTTTCATAAGATAAGCGCCTGAATATAGTAAAGGCTTATATCCAGCACTCACAATAGTATCCAAGAAAGTTAGAATTGCCGTCGTATTAGCTTCACGATCTCCTCCAGTTTCGTTTCCACTGCCTTGCTCATAGTCACAAGCTAAAAAAGATCCTACAACTACACCTGCTAGCTTAGCAGAACTAATAGCATAGTTTCCTTCTTGAACAGCTCTGTTGCTATCAGCACCAAAGTGAGCATAGTGGTAACCCATTGGTACCACATTATTTTGCTTAGTACTATCTACTTGCGCTTTAGCTTTAGGGTTACGATAGTCTAAGCCTTCAGATACTTTTACAAGAACAAAATTAGCCCCAGCGTTTGTATATTCAGTCACATTTGCATTATTAAAACTAGATACATCAACACCATAAGCTCGATTTTCAATTGTTTGCGTCATTTATTAAGCCTCTTTCTTTGAATCAGCTACAAGCTTTTCATACTCATGTTGAACAATGTTTCTTACAGTTGCTCTATCAATTGGAAGATTCGGATAGAGTTTTTGCAATTGGTAAAAGACCTCATCTGTTGCATCATAAAGTTTCTTCGATCCCTCTTTATCGTCAAGGGATGCTTGATAAGTAGTTGCCTTTAAAGCTAACTCGCCTGCTGTTTCTAAAACTGTCGCAAGCTTAGGGTGAGTGAGCTTTAATTTTTCCAATTTCTGCTTATTCATGCTGTAAGCAGTAGCCATTCCAGCTACTAATAAAACTACAATTGCCCAAATTAAATTAATATCTAATCTCATTTTCGTAATTCCTCTCTCAATTTTTCCTTCTCTTCTTTGTAGATGCTTAACCTGTTTCTTGTAATCGTCGCGTTCGCTTTTTAATTCTTCGACAATATCTTGGAAAGTATCTCGCTTGTTTTTATGATATGCGTTATATGCAGTTATTAGCACTCCTAAGAATGTTCCAAGAGCACCGATAATTAGGTCTACATGCAAGCGAAGTACCTCCTAGCGATCATGAGCTACATGCAAAATCAAAAGAAAAAGGACTACATCGCCAATGACGGTGTGTCCCATTCTGAATTCAGATGTAAAGATAATGTGTCCTAATTGCAAGAATGCCAAGCCTAATGCAATACCTCCACATACTACTAAAAGCGTACGAATTAATAAGGTATCGTCAGGTCTAAATGCAGTAGCAAAAAATAGCACTATGCCAACTAGCAAAATAAAAATATCTATTCGCCAGTCATTGAGCGCGCTTTGCAAATTAGGCGGCCAAAAGAAATAATGACGATCGTACCAAAGTGAGCCGCCAATAGCGATCATAGTTATTGCAATAATTACCTGAAGGTCATTAAGCTTGAGGTTGACTAAGTACCGTTTCAGCTTGGTCATAGTCCTCACCTGTGATTTCTTTATATCCTTCTTTGCTAAGAATGCCTTGTTGAACATAGCTTCGAAAAGTTAAGTTGGCTTCTTCTTTTTTACCGAACCATCCCCAGTTATATTGATTCTTCCATGATTCAATTAGTTCTCTTTGAACTTCTGCGATCATCGCTTGTAAATCCATTTTAAAGTCCTCCTATTTGATACTTAATTATTGTTGGATTGAGATCTTTTACCCAAGGCAACCATCATTGCACTTAAGTTAGCCACCATTCTGTTAGTTTGTTGAACGGAGGCTTGAAGTTGATCCATAACCTTATCGCTGGCTTCCGCACTTTGCAGAGTGTCTTTGTGGGCTTCTTGCAAGCTAGTAATACTTCCTTCAAGGGTCTTCAAGCTTTCGGTAACTGCTGTCAAACGTTGTCCGTAAGATTCTTCGCTGACGTCGTACCATTCGCCTTTCATCCAATCATATTTTGGAGACTTCAAGTTTGGATCAGGTGGAGTTACTACTAAAGGATATTGATTAGCTGTAATTTCATCAGTTGATGTAATTACCCTAAAAGGCACATCATCGTTTGACCAATAATAAGTCTTCATAGTTGTAGCTGTACCAGCTGCTTTTGCTTGTTCTGCATTTTGATTAGTTTCTTCTGTCATTTTAAATTCCTCCATAAAAAAATCCCTAGTTGTTTGACTAAGGATTAAAAATATTAAATCTAAATAGTCGTATTCGTGTAACTATGCCATTGACCCGACCCATTAAATAATTTACGGCCATAAAGGTCATCTCCCTCATATACAGTTTGATATTGAGTTTGACCATCTAAATTAGTGACCTTCAAAAATATTGTGTGACGATTGTCTGTTTTGTACGGCCCATTTTGAATAAGACAATTAACGAACTTTATAATTCCTGTTTCTCTATAAGCATTGCAGTCTACGGTTTGATTGCTGATAGTTCCTGATGGGCTATCATAGTCAACGCGGTGTTGAAACATAGTTTGTTGCATGGTAAAGCCTTGCAATCTATCAGATAGATCCGTAACGCTATTCATCATAGCAAACGTACTCCATCCCGGATAGGAGTTTGTTTTTTCAGATACTGTTCGAGCATAAACTTCTGCTCCTCGAAAAATCAACTGATAAATACTATTATTATCATACCTAATGGCGTTCATGTAAAAGTATTGCCGTTGATTTAAATCGGCCCATGGGCCATTTATAGCTACACAATTTATAAATTTATATATACCAGTTTCCCCATAAGTGTTTGAGTTTAAATTAACAGCCGTGTTTTGATCGATTCCTGTTGGATAGCGATAATCGGTATGGTTTCGAACATCTCGATAAGCTCTGGCAAAAGTAGCTAATGTTGCTTGATCTACTAGCCCAGGCTTTCCAGCCTGTTCTACTGTCGTAGGACCTGGCTGATCGGTTTCAATATTATAGTCTCTAATAACATTCACATTTAGATCGCTTTTTTGTGCTACATCAGGCTTACTTCTAATATTATTCCAACCTACTGATCCCGTATAGTATCCATCCATATTAATTGCAGCTACTTCGTCACCATCAGCACGTCTAAAAGAAATGTGATTAGAATCATCATCACCTAATTGAATAGCTAAATCTAGATTGTCGCCGGCGTTGTTATCGCCAAAAATCTTGATGCTATCAGAAGCGCCATTCCATTGAATTCCACCAATATTGCCCTCATGAGCATTATAGGGACTTTGCGCATCCCAATTAATCCAGCTTCCCTTCTGCATGTTGCCACCAGATAATGACAATTTAGTAGCTAAATCGCCAGCATTTGTGATTCGTTGCCAGTCAGTAAAGGTATTGCCATTGTACCAGCTACGAACATATACCTGATTTCCCTTTATAGCATGCAGCATTTGTGTTCCATTTTGCATGCCATCTGAGTTTACCGTTATATCAAACCATGCTGGTATTGGAGAATTAGCTATTCCATCAGTTTCCCTAGCATGGTACATTCCTGGAGTCTTTATGGTATTGAGATCAGTATTATTTTTTATGGCTACTATTGGTACATGCTCTTGAACGGGTTTTAAAAGCCAATTACCAATCTTCCAAGTAAAGTGGATGCCATCATTTAATCCGCCAGTGTTTAGTTCAATGAACACGTCAGTGACATTATTAGTATCAAAAGTAAGGCAAAACAATTCTTTATTGACTGGATCAGCTGGCAAATCTTGATAAGCCAAAATATTATCAGTATTATTTTTATCATAAACTGACACTCTAAACTTACAATCATTATCAGCTATCTTAGTTAATTGCTTTGAATTTTCCCATTCAAAGAACAATCTATACAAGGTATTAGGTGTCAAGTCGCTAACTTCTAGCATTGATCTTTCAATACCAGCAACACCAGTATAGTCATAGATATTCATTCGACTAACATCATCATAAGATATTCTAGCAGCAGCGATCATTTCGTTACTATTCCCCCACTGAGTCATATTAGATTTAAGCTGGACCCAACCTGGCTCAGAATTAAATATCCATTTTTTTAGTTCTAAATCTTTAGCAAAACTAGTCCAATCTATTTGGCCTAGACTTGCTCTTAGTTCGTTTACCTTGGCTTGAACTGCATCGGTTTTAGCATTCATATCTGGCAACTTCTTATTCATCAAGTCGGTTAACTCATTGATAATATTGCCAAATTTAGTTGTTAAATCCTGAACAGTATTATTTAAACTATTAGTTTTAACCTGCCATTCTTTAACAATTCGACTAAAAGTATCATCCCAAGAGTGCTGTTTTGCATTCCAATCAGCTTGGTCTTTATCAAGCACTTGCTTCGCATTGTCTTTGATTGCTTGGATAGTGTCTTGGGCTTGTTTATCAATGTTAGCTTTATCACCGTTCCACTGACCCCATATCTGGTTCTTGTTATTCGTCCAGTCCTGGTTAATAGCATTCTTTTGATTTGTGTAGTCTTGCTGACGAGCATTTTGTGCAGCCTTAAATTGATTTTGAAAATCAGCACTTAAAGAATTGTATTGATTACGGAAGTTCTGCAACTCTTGATCAAGTTGCTGTTCCGCTTTTTGCAATTCAGCCTGAAGTTCACCATCAGCTTGTTTAAGCAAGGTTTCCATCTGTTGCTTTAACTTTTCAAGGTCTGCAATGTAAGTCGTATTGTAAACCGTACACTTTAAGCCGTCTCTAACTTCAATATAGAAGTCAGTAGTTGAATCAATCTTCGACCCATTAGATTTATCAATAATGTCAAACCAAGCCGTACCTCTTGCAGAATGAACTTGATCGTGTAACTGATAAGTAATATGCCCTATTCTTTCATCCACGATTTCGACGTTATCATCTGAAACAAACTTATTGCCATCTTTATTTTCATTAAAGACGAGAGATTTATTTGTTAAATCGTATGGCGTTCCATCAGGATTGAGAATAAACGATTCTAGTATTTCACCTTTATCACTATCTCTTACCTCCACTCGACTTAAATTGGTCGTTTGTTTGTTCGTGCTTAGTGTCACTGCTTGGAGCATTCTTTTCGCCTCCTTTCAATTGATCTCTCATTCTAATCTCGTTTTGTAATTGTTCGATTACAACGTCTTTCCTAAAATTTAAAAGCTCTAAACGTGCAATTTCGTTTAGAGCTTTTGTTAAAACGGCATCATTATTCAATTATTTCACCTCAATCTAATGGATTCGCCCACCACGTTGCTGACGAATCCAAGCTATATCGGAAGCATACAGGTACTGACTACCAATTTTTAGTACTCCCCAGTTTTGATCCCAATCAAAAGCAACTTTTTCTTTACCAGGTGCTGTGTAAGAAAAGCCATGGTCACCCGACATAACTGCAACTTTTCCATCACCACCAATAGATCTAATGTAAGAATCACCATCAACAGTAATACCTTCAAGCTTAACGCCAGTGATCGTACCACCAGTAATTCTTTCAGCAATTAGCCGGCCTTGACTGTCTATGGCACTTCTAGCAACCCCATCGCGTCCAACGTATTCTAAGCCTTCGGCATTGAAACGGAGATATCCTCCACCATTGCTTAAAGCTCGCAATTCAGTTGGTTTTTGCCAGTTAGGATAAGCGGTAATTTCGCCACCGCCACCACCTGCGATCCAATTGTGGACGTCTTGAACAGTCGTGTTTATGGAAGTAATCATCTTATTTAGCCTGTCGTAACTATCTCGCCAAGCTTGATCGTCCATACCTAATTGTCTAGTCAATTTAAGCAATCCAGCTTTTTGGTCTTGATCCTTTTCTTCCATTACTTGCTTTAATTCGCCAAACAAGTGAGTTGCTCTTTTAGTAGCAGTCGTTGTATTCTTAGCCACCATATTAGTAACAAAATTGTTTAAAGCATGATCGTAACTAATAGGCAATTGCCCAATGGTGATACTAGTTGCAATTTCTCTAACAGGATCCCAAGTTATGGAAGTGCATTGAGCTTTTTCAAAAATACCTACTTCATCAAATAAAACACTCACATAGTCGTATAAATCTACTTGGGTTAGCTTTTGAAAACCGCCCTGCATCTGTTCATACGAAACTGTAAGAGAAATAGTTGGATAACCAATTCGATATTCTTTCATATACGCTTCTGCTACGGCCAATAATTTCTCTTTGTCATTGCCAATTCCATAAGATGATAAATCTACCGCTTGGACTCTCAACGGTGCATTAGTGACTCTAGCAAACTTAGAAATAAGTACAGTACCATCAAGTTCAAGCGTTTCTTCGCTGACTTCTGGTTCTGCATTAGAGTTATCTTCTCCTGGTGCAACATCTACAGCGTGAGCAAAACTAAAGAAGTCGGAGTTAATCCATTCATTCGTTCCAACTTCATAAAATGATTTACCTTGACTTGTTGACTGTGCCGTTATTCTTAAGAGGCTTCCTAAAGCATAATATTTACCAGTTGGACTTAATCCACTAGGATCACTATATACAGGAACTTGAGCCGTTTTTTGAATATTTGCTTTTTCTGCATCCTCTTCTTTATATTCGACAGTTCCCGGTTCTTTAAAGCTTACAGTATCGCCAGCCTTAACCCATAGTTCTCTCCCGCCTGATTGCCCGATGTGATACCATTTAGCACCGCCAGAATCAGTTGAAATATCGTAAATCGGATATTGTCCCCGATTATTCCAATTGACTGCACTTCCTGTTCCACCAGGACCAGACATTACAGTTACGTTTCCGTTAATACTTAAACGACCATATGCTTTTACAGTTGCATAATCGCCAGTTTTTGACAAAACAAAATATTGAGATGAAACCCATTGCGTATCCCTATTTCCTAAGTCGTACCAAATGGTTCCATTAATATCTTTAGCTTTCCAATAAATTTTATAGCTTGTACCATTATTTAAATACTGACCACTCTTATGACCCCCAAAAGGCGAGGTATAAAGTGGTACCTGTCCCGGTCCAGCATATGAAATAGTACCTACACCGTCATTTTTTACAATTATTCCAGTAATATCATCTGAAACTTCCAAAGTTCCCTGTGCATTTACTTTGTTAACGACATAGTTACCTGATTTATCAAAAGTAACTAAACTGGCTTCGACCCAACCGCCTGTATCTGTTTTATACCAAGTATCGTTGTTAATCGTTTGCTTATCTGTCTTAGCAACAAACTTCAAATACTCGCCATTTTTAATAGTATTGATTGGCGTGTGCCCTTTGAAAGGACTGCTAAATAAGCTAATCGTACCATTAGCTAAATATTGAACAGTTGCTTTACCATCAAAAGGCTCGCCTTCTGGTTGTGGTTGTTCTTCGGGAGAATAGGTTACATACGGCATAATTGCATTATATGTTCCGCTCGTAGTTTCATCCCTAGTAATGGATTGCATATTACGACCATACTTAATTACTACTCCCTTATCTTTACCTGCATGTTTCAGCATTGTTAGATAATAGTTATTAAACCTAAATTCTCCATTGTATAAAGCTTCCATTGTGTTAGTGGTTTGATCCCCAGCTTGGTCAGCTCCAAAAATAGCAGCATTAGCATTACCTAACTCTTTAAAGTTCCAGCCTAAGTTTGCAACGGTAGGAATATCACTAGCAAAACCTAACCCTGAAACAGGCCATGCCAAAGCATCGCTAATTAAATCAAATGCTCTATTCGGCCCAGCATGTGCTTCACTGATATCCTTTTTGAGAGGAATATTCGATAAATCAGACCAGACATGATTAGCAGTAATTGAAATTGAAGTCATACTCTTAGATACGTCTACAATTCTAAATTGTTGATTTCTTTCATCATCTTCTAGTCCCATATCAGCCACAATTACCATGCCCTCAGTTATGTCTTTGCTTAAAGATGCATTAATCGGATAAGTCATTGCTAAAGTAGGTATCTGATTTCTATTTTTAGTAATTGAAATAGTAAGTAAATCCTTAAGTGATCCCAGACCTTCAGTATTAAAGTCAGAAATATATGTTTCATAAAGTCGAGGAATCATACAATTGCTCGCCTCCATCTTGGTTGATATTCAAACTTAGAATAATTACCTGATAGTGAAATACTATTTTTACCGGGTATTAATTCAGGGTACTCATGATTTGGCAAGATTGCTCTACTAGTTCGCAACTCTGTCATTGATTTGTAAACCAAACATTTCTCACTATCTATAAATAATTCATTATCTATATCTTTAAATTGATAAGCTAAACCATTAATCGTCAAAGTAAAGTCTCCATTACCTACGATATGAAAAATAGGTAGTGAATTCCATTTAGTAGGATTATAAACTGGACTACTTGGTACGTTTTGATAATTAATAGCTTCATCATTAATTAAAAAAGGTTTGCATGCTAAGCTCATAGTAACGTTAGCCCAAGTTTCATTAGTTGGAGTAACAACAGGGCTTTCACTTACAAAAGCTTCCCAGTGCCAGCCTTTAAACGGTTCAAAGTAAAATGGCTCAGACTTTACAAATTTATCTTTACAAGTCAGCCAGTCTCCGAAGTCCATGCCCCAAGTAAACCAATCTTTATAGAAAGTCGGGCGCTGAACAACAAAAGTAATTTGTTGGGTTATGTCTGTATAGCTCAAATTATCATTGATATATGAACCATTTACTCCCACAACTGACGTAAGTGAAACATTCCGTTTGGTAGTAGCTTGAACTAATGGATAAACTACCATAGCACCATAGTAATCAGAACCTGTTCCATGATAAATTAATCTACCTAATGACACTTATACCCTTCTTTCTATTAATTGAATTCAATCGCATTCTTGCATTTACAACTTCGGTAATTGAATTACCTAAAGCTTGTTTATCTACATTTATGCTAGTTTCAACTGTTGCGGGAGCTGTAAGAATAGCAGTAAGTAAATCGATAATCTTATCAAGCTTTTCGCCTAAACTTCCAGTATTCACAGTAGTTGGTTGAATATTGTCTCTAGCTGCAACAATTGCAGCAGTCTTGCCAAGCAATTCGTAAGAACGACTAGATTTAACTGCTGATAATGGAATAGCCATTTCTGGTCCAGCTTCGCCAAAAATAGAAGGTTGGTTAGCAATTCCACCATTTGCATATCTTGCATGACCAGTTGGTCCCCAACCTGCTCCAAAGTGAATATCATTGCGCCAATTAGAATCATTGAATAAAGCAAGCAATTGATCCCAGCCATGATAAATATTTCCATGGCCTCTAACTTTATATGCATTAAAAGTTCTTGTCTTATATTGCAATAATCCACGAGCTGGACCAGAACCGTCACCATCTGGATCAGCTCCTGGCTGTACAGCGCTAGGATTGCCTCTAGATTCACCAGCAATCATTGAAATAATCTTTCTGATTTCTGTTGGAGTAACTGAGGTATGCATTGTTTCAGCAGCCTTTTTAATGTCTTCGCCCCAACGATCAGCCCCTGTACCATTTGGATCTTTCTCATCGCCACCAAGACCAAACAAATCACCAATCTTGCTAATGAAACTAAAGAATCCTTTCAGTGGTTTCAACTCTTTAATAAATTTCTCTAAACCAGAGTTTGCTTTGACGTCTCCATCTCCACTCTCATTCTTTAAACCAGGAATACGGCGATAGCTTACTGCTCCTTCCTGGAAGTCTGATATCTTTGCCATACCTATACCAGAGCTTGGATTCATTGCCGACCAAATCTTTCCACCACCGGCATAAACACCAACGTGGTTACGACCTCCAGGTCCAAAGAATACTAAATCTCCGATTTGTGGATCTTTAACTGCACGTGAAGCTGAATACTGATCTCCAGAATAATGAGGAAAGCTTTTACCGAATGCTTTCTCTAAGGCATACTTAACTAATCCTGAACAGTCGAATGAATCTGGTCCTTCGGCACCCCATACATATGGTTTATCTTTACCATATTTTTCAACAGCACCTAGTAATCCTCCTTCTGCTTCACCATCAAGAGAACTAGATACCATATTCCAAAGAGTTTTCCAAAAGGCACTTACTTGTTTCTTACCTTTATCAAATCCTTTGGTAATCATAGTATGAAATGCACCACGAGATAGGCCTTTAACACCAGTCCATTTAAAAATACCATCTAAGTACTTTTGTGGACCAGAGACAATCTTTTTAGCTAAATCAAAGAACTTCTTCATGCCGTCCATGGTGTTCTTAGCCCATGAACCGATGCCACCAAAGAAGTTGCCTACATTTTTCCCAATATTGCTGAAGAATCCACCAATACCTCCGTTTGCAAAGTGAGCAACTCCCATTGCACTCATTAGATTCTTAGTATCTGAGGCATTGAGAACTTCATCCCCTGGTAAAAGCATTGTGGTCGTATTCCGGCCTTGGAAAATTCCAAACTCTCCAGTCATTGGACGGTAAAGAGCTTCCTTATTGCCAGTTTCTGGTGAATCGTTACCATCATTAACCATTGCTAATGTTGGTTCAGTAATTGCACGTCTTTGAGAGCCAAAATATCCAGTACCAGTAGCAAAGTGAGATAGCTTTTTAACAGTAGAATGACCACCACCAAAGAAGTAAATTACATCATTAACGGCGCCAATACCGCCATTAACTATATCAATCAAGCCGTTCATGGCATTTTTGCCTAACTTATGCATAGCCTTCCACATGTTAGAGAAGATACTATTTACTCCTTTAGATAAATTAGACCAGCCTTTTTGCCAATTTTTGCCAAAATTGCTGAACCATGAATTCATGTTTCTTCCCCACTTAGAAGAATCAGATTTCATATCATTCCAGGTGTTACTAGTATTACGTTTTATATCATTCCATTTATCTGAAAAGCCTTTTTTAAGCTTATTTAGACTGTCCCTTGAAGTAGCTTTTAAAGCTTCAAACAAGTTTCCATGATTTTTCTTTAAGTTTCTAGAAAAATCATCATAAACATCTAGTTCGGCCTTATGATGGTCTTTCCATTTTTTTCCTGCTTCACTAGCGTAATTTTTAAGATTGCCAAGTAAATCTTTTGTGCCTGATTCTGCACCTTTCTTGACGCTCTTCCAAGTACTATCAGCTGATTTATTGAGCCCTTTCCAGTGAGAACTCCATGATTTTTCGGCTTTCTTCTTATAAGAATTAAATGACTTAGTTAATCCTTTAACTCCATTATCATAATTTTTCTTGGTATCTTTAGCCCAAGACTGAACCCCTTTCTTGGTAGACTTCCAATGCTTGTCCCAAGACTTTTTAAAGTCTTTAGTCCATTTTGAGGTTTGCTTACTGATGTCCTTATAAGCTGTCTTGAATAACGTACCCTTTTGAAAAGCCTTGACGTATTTATTCTTAGATAAATTCTTAAAGGTATCGCCAAAACTCTTATTAAACTTCTTAAAAAAGTTGTGCCCATTTTTAAGGAAAGTCTGATAGCCTTTTTGAATATTAGGTCCGAGTTTCTTAACAAAACTTTTGGAGTCTTTAACTGTTTTATCTAGATTTTTCTTAGAATCCTTACCAAATTTCTCAAAACCTTTACCGACTTTCTTCCAGTAATCATTCCAAGCTTTTTGCTGTTTCTTTTGGTTTTGTTCTCTAAGCTTATCAGCTTTTTGCCATTCTTTTTGAGATTTCTGGTTAGACTTTTGGACGCTCTTCCACCAATTGCCAATGCCTTTGTTCATTTTTTCGAAAGCATCTTTAGTAGACCAGCCTAAGTTTTCAAGCGACCAGAAATTTTTAGGCGGCTTTTTAGATTTCCAACCATTCAAAAATTCTTTGGTTGCTTTACCGCCCCAGCCACCAGCTACCTTACCAATCTGAGAACCGATTGCTGCACCAGCAGGACCACCAAAGAATAAACCAATACCGCCACCAATTGCAGAACCTATTCCTTTTCCTGCATCTTGGTATTGCTTCATTGATCCTTTCTTATCTTTGAATGCAGATAGGATAGATGAACCAGCATCTAAAGCAACACCTACACCTGCTACACCAGTAGCAACTTTACCAGCTGTTGACAAGCCACCAAATCCACCAGCAGATTTTAAAGATTGAAATGCACCGCCAAAAGACTTACCAGATAACGCATTGCCAGCTAAAGATTTAATTTTGCCAAAAACAGTTGAAGCAGTAGAACCTAATTTAGCTAATGCGGCTTCTGGTCCTTTCAGTTCTTTAATTGTATCTAAACCCTTAAAGCCTGCATGAAGTGCCTTAACCCCTTTATAAGCTTTAACACTACCACTAGCAATTGAAAATAAACCACTTGTAACTGGTTTCAAAGTCTTAATTGCTGCAATAGCAATAATTGCCTTAGAAATCCATTGAATCGCTTCTTTATTTTTAGCTAAATTATCTAATACCACTCTTAATTGTTTCAGAGGGTCTTTCGACTTTAAAGCATTCTTACTAGTTAAACCAAAGGCTTCAGCAATATCAACAATTATTTTAGAAAGAGTCTTCCAAGTATCTATTGCAATATCTTTGGTAATGGACATAAGATCAGACCCAATACCTACAATATCGCCTTTATGCTTGGCAATGTAGCCTAATGCTTGCATTCCAAGTTTAGCAACTTTTTGAATTGCTACACCAAGCATTTCAGCACCATCTTGTACTGGCTTTGACTGCATTAAGTCAGCTAACTGTTGCATTCCTGATGTCTTCGCATCAAATAATGGTTGGGCCATTTTAGCTTTTAAGCTATTCCACGAATCCTGCATTGACTTTGCAGCTCCGCCTTGGGTTTTTCTAAAAGCTTCAAAAGCCTTACCACCATCTTGACCAGCTTTTTCAACTAACTCTTCAAATTGTTTAGTTGACATTTTGCCAGAAGCAACCATCTTACCAAATGCTTCTTCTGACATTCCAGCTGCTTTAGACAAAGCCGCACCTAATCCCGGCGCTTGCTTACTCATTCTTTGCCATTGCATTGCTGAAACTTTAGAGCCACTAAGAGCCCTAGCCATCGCACTTGATAGCCCAACCATTTCTCCGGAAGTCATCTTAGTCGCATCCCCAATGGTTGCAATACTTTTAGACAAAGCTAAAGTATGCGACAAATTACCATTAGTTAAACGATTCATATTTAACTGTAGCTGATGAACTTCGTCCCCAGTCATTGCAGTATTAGACTTCAAATAGCCCATTTGATCTACTAAGATCTGAGTATCATTTTTATTTTTACCTAATCCAGCCCACTGTGCTCGAACTTTACCAATTACACCATCAAGCTGCATACCTGATGTAATAGTTGACTTTAGTCCAGAAGTTAATGAACTAAAACCCGAAGAAACAGCATTGCTTAAAAGATTTGCACTAAAAATCTTTTTAAACAAAGAATGCGTCTGTTTAGCTTCTCCATTGACTCCAGTAATTTTAGATTTAAATCGATCAAAAATTGATGGATTGGCTTTCTTCATCTCTGAAGATAAGCCCGACATTTCAGATTTGGTTTTAGCTAAGCTTGTGGCTGTCTCATCTACACGTACCTTCTGACGTCTATATGCTTCACTAGATTTACCAGCTTCAGAAGCAATCTTAGATAATTCATTAGATTGAATTTTGTAAACTTGATTTAGTTTGTCGTATTCACGTGATAAACCAGATAATTTAGCCTTATTAGCTTCCTCATGCTTGCCTTCTGCTTCAAGTCTTCCAACATAAGCATTACTTGACTCAGTAATTTTTCTAAGTTCGCTTTGTGCGCTTGCTAATCCTGACTTGTAGTAATCAAGCGAGTTACGAGCTTTTTCTTGTTGCTGACTTAATTTAGCAATTCTTGTAGTAGCATTAGCAACATTACGTTCAGCCGTAGCAATTTCTTTCGAATATCTTTCGTATTCGTTGCGGCCTTTTTCTGTGGTTGTATCAACCTTGGCTTGAGCTTCTTTTAAGCTGTTTAATTCAGATTTATTACGTTCTAATAAAGATTGTTGTTTCTTTAAAGTATCGCCTAAGCCTTCATACTTAGCTTTTGCAGCTCCCAGTTGATCTCCAGCTGATTTTAGTTCGGCAACTTGTGCTTTCCATGCACTAGTAGCAGAAGATACCTCACTTTTTAAAGATTTAAGGGTTTGAATCGGCTGTTCGCCATCAAGAGAAATTCGTGTATTAAAATCGCCAACCGGTATTTTTCCCGCCATTATTTAACCTCCTTTCTAGTTTTTCCTTGCGCTAATTGACTTAATGCCCATTCACTAGCATCTACTGGACGATCTTTACGGCTTTGAGCTTCCATAATTTGTGCCCAGCGATCTGTGTCAAATGCTTCTATTTCATTGGGTGAAACATGACCATTAACAATAGCGTCTTGTTCGGTGTAATCAATATCTTCGACAAATTCTGACCAGAATTTATTTATCTCCCACAGAGTGACTTTTCTTGTCAGAGTCAGAAGCCTCCGAATCTTCTTTAATGTCCAAAATTGCAAAAACTAAACGTTTGGCAACATCAGCAATGTCATCGGTATTTAAATCTTGATTTTCAAATTTTTGCTTTCTGGCTTTGGTATTAATCCCAGCTAAATCTTCAATAAAAGCTAAGTATTTTTCTGTAATTTTAAGTTCAGTTTCAGAAGTTAAAGTAACTTGGTTTACTTGCGGTGAAATTGCTAAAGCAACTGCTTCAACTCTCATATCCCAATAATCAGGATCAGTTGAACCAAATCCTGTTCCGTACTTATCTTCTAGCCGTTCTAGTGTACGTTCATCTTCTGATTTAGATTTATCAAGTTTTTGCAAAATATTCATGTCACGAACTGCACTTGAAAACTTACGTTGTGCATCTAATTGAATTTGGGAAATATCCTTATTAAGTTCACCAGCTTTACGCTTCATTCCAAAACTATGATCTACTTCAATTGAACCTAATCCTAATTCCTTTGCATCTACAGTTATTTGAGTCATTATCTAAATTCCTTTCATATAAAAAAAGCAGGATTCGAACCTGCTTCATTTGTTCCTACCTCTCCCACCCTGCTCTTGCTAATGTCCAGTTCCAGGTCCAGCCGGTGTAGAGGTCTGTTGAAAGCCGTCAACAATATAAGCCAACATTGCTTCCTCATTTTTCCAAGCCGGATCACGATCAGGATCTCCAACGAAAATTTGATAAAGCAAATTGTCAGTTGGGCGTGCTTGTGGAGTAACAGTAAATGTATCGTGAACAGTTACTGGAGAAGCTGCATCAGTTTGCATGTTTACACCAGTACCAGGTGTGAATGTGCAGTAAGGGAATGCATAGTATACTGGAAATCCATGATTTTCAGAAATTGCAATATAAGCACCTTTAAATAAGCGTTTATCTGCGCGCTTATAACCACCATGAGTTTCATCTTTATACATGCCTTGCAATAATGAACTAATATCAAAAGGCATGTCGTTCACTGCTAAGGTTGCAGAAATATTTTCAATACCAACTTCACTTTCGGCAACGGTGTTAGATCCATAAACTTTTTGAATAGTCGGATTTAAACCTGTGATATTACTTTGAGTAGTACCTTTAGCAGTTTGCAGATCGGCTTGAAAAATACCTTGTGCTTTGTATCGACCATACTTCTTAAATTCATCAACGCTCTTTAATCTTGCGTTATCGTCTTCAGGAGCAATTAATGCTCTTGCAAAACCGTTTAATTCCATTAGGTTAAATTCCTTTCATAATTACGTAAAAAATGAAGGGTGAGTATATTCTCTCCAGTTTCTGGATCAAAACCTTCATCAGGTCCATATGTCACTCTCCATTTGGGCACTAAAAAAGACACAATTGAGTTTTTGATTGTGTCTAAATTAGCTGTTTTATTTTCATTTCCAATAAAAACTTGGACTTCTATTTCTTGAACTTCCACAGTGGGGATGTTTGAACCATAACCGGCATAGCTTCCAATAACTGGAGTGATTAGCAAATCAGTTTTAGTGTTATCAATTTTCCCTGTTATTCGCTTTTTATAGTAACGATCTACGCCGGGCACTTTATTTAAAATAGCTTGATATGCGTCATTTATCGCTGTCATGGTTCATCACTTCCTTATATGCTTTCAATTCTGCCTCTTCAACTGTTCTTTTAGCTCCTTGTTGGGCCTTATCAACAAAATGCATATTAGCTAATTCTTTATCAGACATCTTATGCTTACCGTTGTTAATGATTTTTGCTAAAAAATCATAATATTTGCCTTCAAAGCCCACATCGGTATCGCCCGTATGCAATTTATCAGCAGTATAACCAGATTTATATGTAATGCTGTCCTGTAAGTGTTTAGTCTTTCGATGCCGATTATGATGCTTAGCATTAGCATGACCCGCAGAGCGCCCTCTTCTATAGATTTCATTACTTCGTGGCGTGTGGTCGTGCAACACCTGACTAAAAGTTTCGGCACCTGCTCCTGTTATCTTGGCCTTATCTTCAGGCGATAACTTCATACTCTGCTCTACTGAATCAATCCAATTATCTAAAAACTCTCCCATATCTTTAGCCATGATCTTCAACCTTCTTAACCGTTACTAAATCATAACTTGTGGGAGAGTTCTTTTCATCTGGATTTATATGAACAACCTCATACATCTCACGATTAACTATAGCTCTTGAGATTTGATCCCAGAAACTATCTAAGCGATGACGAACTGCATACATTCGCTGGTCAGCTAAATTAAGCCCCTGCGCTTGAATAATTTGAGTTGTATTCAAAGTATAAGGGATTGCTAAAGTCGTCCACAGAACGGTTATTGTAGGCTTGGGATTATCGTTTTGGTCGTATTCTGGTTCATCAGATTCTTTGCCAAACTCAATTCTCTGAGTCTGACGACTGGGATTTAGTATTCTGACCATCTTGATCCTCCAATTCTTTAGCATATCTTCCTCTTAATTGACCAATAATGGCATTCGTCACTATGTCAACATTAACTACAGCACCAGAAGTAATACTTACTGGATTTTGCACATAAGAAGCAGCTAAAGCATTACAAACTAACGTATATAGTGGTTTATTTTCTTCAGAAATATAGAAGTCTTTAACATCAGTACCAATTGCATGCTGAACATAACTTTCAGCGGCAATTAAGGCGTTTGACATTTTATTCTTTAAACCATCGTCTAAAGAATCATCTTCATCAAGATATCCTAATGACCTCTTAAGGCCATCAGTGATCTTAAGATAAGTGGCCATTAAGAATCACCTCTAACTATTTTGAAGTAGTTTGCTTATCAGTATCAGCAACACCTTTGGCTTGATCTGCAACGGTCTTAAATGATGCAGCAGCAAAAGCTCCATCATCAATTAATTCAACATCGAATCGATCAATGAAACGAAGCTTAGTACTGTCGCTTTCAAATGAACCAGCACCAGTATTAGTAGTGTCAATTTGCATTTGTTGACGGTCAAATAAAGTAATTCCTTGCTTTAAGTCGCCAAAGTAAAGAGGGTGTGAACCGGAAACATCTGGCAACCACTTATCAGCAATACGAACTACAGGCTTGCCATCAATCATGTACTTATCTGGATTAGTTACATCTGGCTGCATTAAGTAGCGACCTTCTGCATCCTTTAATTTACTCAAAATGTTATATCCAGATTGGTTAGTGATAAAGCTTGAACTTGCTTCAATTGCTGGATCAAGAGTGTTGTTTTCTAAGTCCTTAATGTCATCAAACTTAGAAATAGTTGGCTTCTTAGGAGCTTTGCCCATAACTTCAAGAATCTTAGCATTACGAGTAATAACGTCTTTTCTAGCTACCCAGTTAACTAACCATTGAATGATGTTGTCTACAGTATCCTTTAATAAGGTGTTAGTTACAGTAGTAATTCCAGCGTAACGATGAATTAAGTATTTAATTACTGTCAATTCTGGATCGTCATTATTGCCAATGATTGCAGTTTCGTCATCTAAATCTTTCAATGGCGTAATATCGTTCAATTTTTCGTAAACTCGTGAACCATGAGAAGTAGAAACATTTTCAACATTGACTAAGCTTTCAAGAGATACAAATGAACGCGTTAAGGTTCTAATTTGTAATTGAATATCTTCTGGAATAGTCAAACCTGCATTTCCAGCACCAGTAGTTCCAGATGATACTAAATTCTTAAAATCTGAAACAAATTGGTCCTTAATTGCTTTAATATCAGCTTTACCATCTTCCTTTACTGGCAATGGTTTCTTATTAATTGGTTCAGCATTCAAGTTAGCTCTAGCGTCTTCATAAGCTGACTTAGCTAATTCTTGATTCATCTTGGCATTCTTTAAACTTTCATTGAACTTGGCAACTTCATCTACAGAGAGGGAAGCTTCATCTTTACCAAGATCAACAACAATTTGTGCGCGCTTATCTTCTAAATCTTGTACCTTTTGACCTGCCATATCAAACGCGTCTTTTAATTGATTGATATTCATTAATCTTAATTTTCCTTTCCAAATAAAATAGCCAGCTTCTTTTGAAGTTGACCATTATTCTTTTTATCTTCTTTTGGTAGAGGTTTAACGACATTCTGGGTCGATTGATTACGAAGTAAATTCTTAATTTTATTGATCATATCTGGCTTTACTGATAGAGAACCATCTGCATTTACTAATGCAGGCTGTTCTTGATCTTGAAACATAATCTCGTCCGCAAAGCCTTTATCTACGGCCTGTTTAGCATTCATCCAAGTTGTATTGCACATTAGTCTGTAGACTTCTTGCTTATCTAAGCCAGTGCGTTGACTATACAGATCAACAAATGATTTATCTAGTGAATCTAAAGCATTCAATGCACTAGATAAGTCATCGCTATTACCCATTGAGATTGTAGAAGCTCTATGGATCATCATTTGAGCAGTTGGAGACATTTCAACCTTATCTGCTGCAAGAGCAATCCAAGAAGCAGCAGAACAAGCTTGACCAGTGATTTTTGCCGTAACTTTTCCTTGATACTCTTTAAGTGCTGTATAGATTTCGCTTCCTGCGTCCACATAGCCACCAGGAGAGTTAATTTCAAGAGTTACGTCTGATCCATCTGCGTCATTCAAAGCCTGCTTAACAGTCTTAGGATTAATGCTCTCATAGCCTAAATAGTCATAGACATCAGCATAATCACTCGGAATTACTTCCCCGTTCATTTGAATTGTTACCATCATCATCACCTCCCTCTTGTTGCTGAATTAATTGAATAGCTTGTTGTGGTTTCTTTTCTGGATCAGGTAAATCGCTAGGCAAATAACCTGAATTTTGCAGAATAAATCGAGCCTGATTTCCAGCAATTGTGCCATCTTTGGCTAAGCCTGAAATAGTACTTGCATATTGGTCTCCCATTGCGTCAATTGCAAAGCGAATATCGGCTGAGATATTAGCATGCAATTTATCGTTTAACTCGCTGACAATTGCTTGTACATACCGATTAAGCGATTTTGCATACTGACCACCAATTTGAGTAATTGAAGATTGCTGGTCGCCTTGACCGTTTAAATAACTGTCTGGTACGCCATAAACTTTTGCAATTTGATCTCTAGTCCAATCGACTTGATTTAACAAGCTGGCAATATTACCTTTCATTTCTAATGGCTTGTACTCTTCAAGTGTGTCAATTACTACTGGTCCATCTGATTCATGAATTTGTCTAGATATTTCTTTTGATCTTGCAATTCTTGTCTCTTTATCAAGCAAACCGCCATGTTGAATCGCTAACACTGCACTAGCAGTAACAGACTGTTTCAATGCTTTTAAAGTTAAAGCATTAGACGCATCTTTGATCTGTTGTTCATTAACTAATGCAGATAGCGGTGAAACGCCTGTTTTACCACCATTCTTCGAAAGCAACCGAATATGAATAATATCGGAAGCCGGTACATTTTCCATATACCCAATTGCTGGTTCATCAAAATTAATGTTGTAGATCAATCCAGACCCATCTTGCAGTAGCATTGGTTGCACTTGTGAAGGTCTTAAATACTCCCACGATAAATCAACACCATTAGTATTTTTGTGCCTGTAAGCATAGCAATTTCCATCTAGTAAGAGTTGAGCAAACATTCCTTGCCAGAAACTATAGCCATTAGTGGTTACGCTTGGATTGCTAATAATTGATTGAGATCTATCAGAATCAGCCGTATAGCGAACCATGGCTAAATCTCCTGATAATTGCATAATCAGAGAAAAAATATCAGAGTTCTTTAATGCGGTATCCGCAGAAACATACTTCTGTGCTTCTCCACCCGTTAGAAAAGTTACCCAATCAGGATCATTTAACGAAAACCCCTGAGAGTGAGATTTATTTAGTTTAAGCAGAGGCATTAACTACCACCTCCTTTCTCACCGCCTGTTGCGATAAGCTCCACTAAATAGCCTGAAATTAAAAAGGCTACACCGCCAACGATGTAACCCAATGGTTCATTAATCTTAAAAGCTCCAAAAGTAATTCCCGCAAGTCCTGCAAAATAGAAAATCACATCAATATATTTCCAAAGCTGTTGTTTTAATTTAGTGACCAGAATGCTCACCTCCTAGTAGTCCTGAATTAGGATTTTTAAACCAATCCAGAACTTGTTGTTCTGTCATTCTATCAATTTCAGTATCTTTATTATTTAAATCTGAATTTTCATCAAAGTAATACATTCCTTGAAACAGTGCATCAATCAGGGCATCAACAACGTCAATTTTTAAAGTAGCTTTATCCTTATCTACTTGAATGCCAATCTTGTCAGCCTTAACTACTGCGTTTAGTAAAGCCTTTTGCATGACTGGATCATTAGGGATAGATACTTTATGCGTAACAAAAAGTTCCTGTAAAAACTTAGTAGGATTTGCAAGAGCTGACGTTCTTTGCTGAATATCCAT